TTGCGGCGATGATTGAGATGACCGGCCAGGATATGGTCGAGTCTTATGCTGATTTATTGGTTCAGCATTTCAAAGAGAGAAGGCTCAAACTGGGCGCGCCGCGCAATGTGGTCGCCCAGGTCAGCGGGAATGTAATTCAGGTCAACTTCGGCACCAAGGGCGCAGCCTCTTGGAATGCCCGGAAAACGTACCAGGCGCCATCAAAACGGCGTCAGTTTGCCAATCGCGTCAGCCTCTTGCCTATCCGAGTCCCTTCCACGGCACCAAACGCCAATTCTACGGCGGTCCCTTCCACGTCACCTGATACTGTTATTCCATACAGTAGTTGTTAACTTACCAGACCGAACAATTACGCGCCACGTTTTGCGCATCAAGAAAACGTAGCGCGGGATCATATAGGCACTACATGGTGGTTGCGATGATGGCGCCAGAAAATAGTCGGGCCGCTGGTCGAGTGGTAAAAGTGGCAGGTTTTGGCCCATTTCCGCGCGCCTGGGCGAGGTCGTGAGCGTGCCTGCTGAGCTGGTCGAAAATAAATAACCTTTTCAGGTTGAACATTCGCGCCGCCAGGGTTACTGTGATTCGTACAAGAGGGGTGAACCATGAATGCCATGAATAACGACCAATTCGACAAACTGTCAGAGCTCATCGATTCAGATGGCGGGCCAGGCGCACAAGGCGCGCGGCTCGTCCTGGTGGAAGGCGTGAAGGCAAAAGAGGCTGCCGAGGTGGTGGGCGTGACCTTCCAATCGGTCTACAAGTCCGTGCGCCGTTTCAAGAAAGCATTCGAGCTGGCTAAGGCTGTCCATCAGTAGAGCCTAGATTTTCGTTTCAAGGCGGTATACCGTGCAAGCCAGTCTCTCTGAAGGGACCGCAGAGCACAAAAAAATGCCCCGGCGGATCAGGCCGGGGCGGATGTATCTATTACAGCAAAGGAAATGGAAGTATGACATACGCAATTGAGTGCGCAAGTACCTGTTCGACTATTGGTTTGCTGGCTTCTACCCCTGATAAAGGGGGTGAGTTGTGAGCATCGTCAGAGCGCCGCGTCCAGAAACAAAGTTCTACATACTCGACAAGTCCATCAGTGAGGACAAGCGCCTCGGGTGGGCTGCCAGGGGCTTTCTGATTTACCTGCTGGGCAAACCAGACCACTGGCAGGTCAGCATTCAAGCGCTGGTCAATGAGGTGTCTGAAGCGTCTGAGAAGTCGGCCAGGGATCGTACATATTCGATCATTAGTCAGCTCATCGAAGCTGGATATATCACTCGAACCCAAGGCAAAGGGGAGGGCGGAAAGTTTTCGTCCTACGACTACGTAGTGTCCGAGACGCCGCTTACGGATTTACCGGATACGGACTGCCCGGATACGGGTGAACCGCATCCGGTAAAACCGACGCAAGTAAGAAATGAACTAAAACAAGAACTTAAAAAAGCAACTTTAGTCACCGCTGAAGCGGAGACACCTCCGGCGCCAGAAGCTGTACAGCATGAAAAAATCCGCGAGCTGTACAACCGGATCCTCGGTGGAGTGCTCCCGCGATGCCTTGGCCTTAGCGACAAGCACCGCAAGCACATACACGCTGCGTACAATCTGAAACTCGACGGAAAGTTCCCGGTCCGTGAAGGTGGCTTGGAATTCTGGGAAGGTCTGTTCAACGACGTGCTTGATTGCCCGTTCTTGCTTGGAACCAACGGCCGCGCCTGGAAAGCTGACTTTGCCTTCCTGACGACTGCCACCAAGATTCAGAGCTTCATGGAGGGGAAATACGATGCAAGCTGAACGCCCCCTGATTGCCAATGAGGCCGAGCACGGCGTGCTGGGCGCCCTGATGCACGAACCTGAGCAGTGCGAAGAGATCGGCGCGACCCTGGATCCGGCGCACTTCAGCAATGAAGACAACGGCGCGCTGTACGCCATGATCCTGGGCTGCCACTCGAAGAAGGTTCGCCCCGACTCGATTACGCTTTCCGAAATCCGCGCAGAGCTGCCGAGCGGCGAGCTGACCATTGTCTACGCCTCCGACATCATGCGGAACGTGCCGAGCGCGGCGAACGGCAAGCACTACGCAAAGATCGTGATCGAGCGCGCCAATGCCCGCAAGCTTTACGAGGTCGGCCAGCAGCTGATGGAGCTGGCCATGAGTGCCGGCGTTGTGTCTGAGCAGGTCTCCCGGGCTCAGGCGCTAGTGATGGAGCTCAACGCTCAAGACGAATCGCCCGACGTGGTAACGATGAAGCATGCATTGGGCTACGTGTTCGACGACATTCAAGATCGCGCTGACGGAAAACAGTTCATGGGCGAGGACTTCGGCCTGGCTGACTTGGACGGCATTGTCAAAAGCCTGCGCCCGGGAAACCTGGTCATCATCGCCGGACGCCCGGGCACTGGTAAAACAGTCCTCGGCACCGGACTGGCGGATCGTGTCGGCAAGCGTGGTGGAGGATCGCTGGTGTTCTCGCTGGAGATGCCGACCAAGGAACTGGCCAAGCGTTCGCTGGCTGCCGAGTCGGGCGTAAGTCAGAACATCATCGAGTCCGGCGAGGTGGTTAAGAGCGACGAGGCCATGGCCAAGCTCACTTGCGCCGTGGCCAAACTGTCCAGCGCCGATATCCGGATCTGCGACAAGGGTGCGCTGACGTTCTCCCGGATCTGCAGTATTGCCCGATTCGAGAACCGCGCCAAGAAGCTGGACCTGATCGTCGTCGACTACCTGAGCCTGATCGCCACCGACCCAAACAGCAAGATCCAGAACCGAAACCTTGAGCTTGGATCGTACACCCGGGGCTTCAAGGCGCTGGCCAAGGAGCTGGGTATTCCGGTCGTGGTCCTGGCCCAGCTCAACCGTGGAATTGAGAGCCGCACCGATCCGAAGCCGAAGATGAGCGACCTTCGCGACTCCGGCGAGATCGAGAACGACGCCGACGTCATCATCATGGCGCACCGGGACAAGGACAGCGAGCACGGCCGCAACGGGCTGACTGAAGTGGACGTGGTCAAGGTTCGGCACGCAAGCCCGAACAACTGCATCCTACAATTCCAGGGCGAGTACGCACGGTTTGTGAGTGCCGTTCGCACCGACTACGAGCAGTCAAGCCAGCCGGAGCCAGAAAGGTCGCCGCGCCGATCTGCCCGGGCATCGCTCAAGGAGGTTTTCTGATGATTACGATTCTGCGACCAGTCCGCAAACAGTTCCGCAGCACGATCTTTCCCTATGCCGGCTACGAAATGCGCTCGCACTCCGAAACTCGCTGGGCAGCCATGATGGACGCGATGGGTGTGACCTGGATCTACGAGCCGCAAGTCATCGGCACGCGGCACGGCGGATACATGCCTGATTTCTTCCTGCCCGATGTTGGAATGTTCATCGAGGTTAAAGGACCAGCGCCGACCAAGGTTGAGCGCGAGAAGGCATTCGACGCCCAGGCAGCAACCGGTTACCCGGTGGTTTTCGCCTATGGCCGCACGGAAATGATCGGCGCAGAGCTGTATCACGGGATGCTCAGCTACTACGGGCTGTCCGGGGCTGTGAGCTTTTCGACTACCGAGATCGGCGCGCTGGTTCGACAGAACTACGACATGGCCACCTATGCGGCGTACCTGACTGCCGGTGAGCACCAGGACGCGCCGAAAGCATTCGCAGCGATAGCCATTGCCGGAGAAATCATCTTCAAGATGCTACCCCGCGACGATCAAGAGGACTATTTGCGCGGGCTGCATGCTCCGCTGAACGAGGCGAAGTTGAGCGCGCCGCGTGAGGCAAGCCTTGCAGAGCGAGCATTGACAAGCATTGCCGAACGCATGGTCCGGGCATTCAAGGTGACGGCGGTAGCTTGAGCACAAGCGCGCCTAATCCCGTGTGGATAAACAAGCGCGGTGATTGCTCGAAAAACGGAATAGAACCTGCCTGGCGCGATGTCAGGCAGGATCAACGGGATATAGGGGTGGAAAGGATGAGTGATAAATCAGCAGTTGAACGATTCGACATATCAAGCTGCGGCGACAGGAATTGCGACCCGCTCGTATTGAGCGATGACGGCGTGTATGTCGAGTATGTCGAATACGAGGCCCTGCTTGCCGAGATCGAGCGCCTGCGGACTGCCGAAGGCGCTGCCATGACCTACAAGGCCGGAATGGAGAACGTCGCCCAGCAGCGGGACGAGATCAAAAAGAGCCTCGACGCAATCGACAAAGAACTGCGCGGCAAGGTCAATGATCCAGACCCGTTGCGCCCGATATTCCCTGGCGCTGCATCGTTTACGACGACCTATGGCCTAGTGGCTGGAATTCGACGTGAGCGCGACCAGCTCAAGGCTGAGCTCAAGCGTCAGTCGCTGCAGTTCAAGGAATGGCAGGCAAGTCACCACGCGAACTATGTTCAGGTGGCTGATGAGCGCGACGAGCTCAAGGCCGAAAACGAGCGCCTGCGCAAGGGCGCCGATCGCTGGAAATGGCTGGAGGGCTCAGCAGATTCCGCGACCTGGGAGCAGATCGGGTATCAAGAGCAAATGAATCGTCACCTGCACGTTGACGCCGCCATGGGCAAGGGAGAGCAGTAACCAAGTGAGTACAAGGCGCACCGTGAGCATGGTACTCACGGTGCGCCTTTCTCAGCCCCTTGCCCGTAATGCGGCAGCCTCGACCTTCTCCACTGCGGAATCCAGATAAAACGCCAGACACATCTGCAGATGGTCCACCTGTTTGCCTAGCGACTGGCTTTCGGTCATGTCGTCGCACGCCTGCCACTGCTGATAGCGCTCGCGAAATTCGTGCACCATTTTAAGCGCGAAGGCGTCCAGGGTCACGGTGACTTCGTCGGCGCGCGCTTGCGGTTTTTTAGTCGGCATAAAACTGGCTCCTTTCTGGCTTTTTGTGAGTATGGTGATGCCGGTGATCACCGTGAGTGCTTGGCAACATACTGCTCGATAAACTCCTGAATCACCGTCGTCATGTCCGACTCGTTGCGCATGCAGGCCCGGCGGAACCGTTCGTGTTTCTCCGCATCGAGGCGCACGTTCAGGCGCTTCTCTTCTGAGACTGGCTTGCTGGCCTTGGCCAGGATCTTCGGCGCCCTGTCGGCGACCTTGCTGGGTGCTGTGGTGAGTAGTGCCATGGTCAGGCCTCCAATAGTTTCTTGACGGCTTCAGCGAAGCGCAGCGACTCCAGGCGTATCTCGCTGTCGCCGCTTCTCGTTGGTGTTTTCCCTCGGGCGATGGCTGTCGGGTATCCGATCCGGTCGCGCAGGGGCACGCTGAGCACCGGCAAGCCGTACCCATTCAGCGCCTCGGCGATGTCTCGACCGAGCAGCGTGTTCTGGTCCAGCCGATTGACGTACAGCGCGGCGATGAACTCAGGCCTATGCGCCTTGTGCGCTTTCATCAGCTCGATTGAGTCGGAGGCTGCCCAGATGTCGAAGATGCTCGGCGCGCAGGGCAGCAGCGCCATGTCCAGGTAGGGCAGTGCATCCGCAGACAATTCCCCCTTTGTGTCGATCACCGCGTAGTCAAACCCCGACAACTCCTTCAGGTCCGCCAGGCTGTCGGCGGTGAATATCTCAAGCGTGGCCGGCAGCTTCGCAATCTCTACCCATCGGCTGACGCTGCCTTGCGGGTCGGTATCGATCAGGGCAACGCGGTGTTTCTGAGCCAGCGCCCCGGCCAGGGTGACCGCGCTGGTTGACTTGCCAGCCCCGCCCTTCTGCGTCCACAACCCGATCTTTTTCATGAGTACAGTGCCCATCGTGAGTATTTGACTCACAGATTACATCTATCTTGCGGATTCCGCTTGCGCTGGTTGCAGATTCCGCCTACAGTCTCTCCAGAGGGACCAGAAAGGGACCAAAAATCAAAAAGGGGTGGAAGGAAATGGCAAAGGCGCAAAACACCGGATTCATCATAGAAACCAGCGCAAATGGTTCGTGGGCTCAGCTCAATCCGAGCGATCGCTTCATGACAAAGAGAAAGGCCACGGCAGCAGCCAAGGCGAGATGCTCAGGCGCCGAATGGCGAATCAGTCCAGCCCTCCCGTTTCCTCGAAACCCTAACTAATTCACAGCGGAACAACGATGAAGCTGGATAAAAACAACACGCAGAGCAACCCGGAATACATCCGGGGCCTGATCAAGAAGTCCGGGATGACCCAGAAGGGCGCTGCCGAATCTATCGGCGTGGCCCCCCGGACCTTGGCGGACTGGCTCAACGGAAACGCAAAGTGGTCCTACCCGGCGCAGTACGCGCTGGAGTGTTTGGTTAAATACGGGGTGAAATCATGAGCGCTACAGAATGGAAGTTTGTACCGGTTGAGCCGACAGAAGAAATGCGCTTGGCGTTTGGCAATCAGGTTCGTACTGGCGAGTACAACGACGGAACTCTTGTTGGGGATCTGTGCCTCGGTATTTATTCGGCCATGCTTGATGCCGCACCGGTGCCGCCATCGGTTGAAAGCCTGCTGGAAAACTGGACGCCGAGCGATCGGCAGGCATTCTCCAGATTCGTCAACAAGCACTTCCCGGCCGAAATGGACAGCTACGCTATCCAGTCGCTGGGCTCTGCCTGGAAAGATGGCCAGGCCAATGCTCAGCCACAACCCGCCGCCCACCTGACCATCCCCGGCGCGCTGGAGTGGGATGGTGATAATGGTACTCACGGTGCGGACGGTGAGTCGCGTGAGAACGGTGAGTCTGAGGGCGACCACGAAGGCCGACAGCTTGAGTGGGAGCGCTGCGAGAACAAGCGACTGCGCGCCCTGCTCGAATGCTCGCAGGGCGATATGCGACAGGCCGATCAGATCATGGCCCGTCAGCGGGTTGAGCTGGACAACCTTGAACAATCGCGCCGCTCGTTCTTCGACTTGAGCCAGGATCTGGAGAAGAGGCTGGCCGAGCGGGATGCGGTTCTGAATCAGGCATACATGGCGCTCATTGGCTACCTGCCAGGCCATCGCAACGACCTGACTGACTCGGCAATCTCGGCATGCAGCGCGACCCTGTTTCCGGTCGAGGCTAAAGCGGCCTGCTCACGCTGCGGCGACTGGGGCCACATCGAAACCGAAGACAGCGCCCATGACTGCCCTGAGTGCGGGCCGAGCGTGGTCGAGCGGGCTGTCGAGGCTGGGGTGATGAATGCGCCGAAGCCATACGCGGCTATGAGCGAGGCGGAGGCTGACGAATTCCTGTCGTCGTTCGGCGGTGGCAACGGCAACAAGGCAAAGCGCCGGATCGCGGCATTGGCTGCGAACGCCAAGCCTGAATCCTTTCCATGCTGGAGTTGCAGGGCGCCGGTGACCGCGGCGAACCGCGCAGACGCTGACGGCAACTGTCCGCACTGCGAGGCTGAGCTTGACCTCGAAGACTGGCCGATAGCCCAGGCCGCCAAGCCCAAGACCTGCATCGAATGCGATCAGCCCTACTGCCACGGCGTATGCGTTGAGCGCGGCGATCAGGACTATGACCGGGATCAGGCTGAGAGGGGTGGCTGCGATGAGTGAAGTTAAGCGATACACCTTCAAGGGCGCGGCCGGAACCTATGTCTACAGCGCCGACCATGATGCAGCCCTTGGTCGCGAGGTGGCGCTACAGGCTCGACTTGATGAGGCCAAGCGCTTGTTGCATACGGCAAGTATTCGCCTAGCCCTATGGCTTACCCCTGGCGACGATCCGCGCAAGCAGATCATTGCGTTTCTGTCCGGCGATGAGCCGCCTGCCAGCACGGAAAAAGCCCCAAAAGCCTGCGCTGCTTGCGACGGCTGGGGAGCTATCTCGACTGGCATCGACGAGGCGTCATCGACCAGCTGCAACAAATGCGACGGAACCGGAAAGGGTGGCGACCAATGATCGTGCTCTCCATCTGGCTGGCAATCCAGCTCCCGCTTGGCCATCTGATCGGCCGGGTTCAGCGCCAAAAGCGCAAGTTTGACGAGGCGTTCAGGCATGGCTGAGCGGATAAGTGTCAACTGCCAGGCCAAGCTGTCCGAGGCCATCACCGCGCTCAGCGCAATGTTCCGCGACAAGAAGTTCGTGGTGGTCTCTCTTCGCCCAGGCAAGGATCGCACCCTGGATCAAAACGCGCTTTGGTTCGCCTTTTACAAGCGCATTTCCGAGATGACGCAGATCGGCGACCCGGCGGACGCTCGACGCTACTGCAAATTGCACTTCGGTGTACAGATCCTGCTCAACGATGACCAGGAGTTCCAGCAGGCCTGGTATCGGGTCATGCGCCATCTGCCTTACGAGGAAAAGCTTTCCATGATGGGCGATTGCAAGTTGTTCGGGCCTGATGGCTTCCCTGTGACCAGTCTGTTCAATCGCGCCCAAGGCATTGCCTTCACCGACCGAATCGTCGCCGAGTTCACAGCGCAAGGCGTGTTCTTCGGTGATCTGCTGAGCGAGGTGGCTGCATGACGATCGAGCGCAAGCAGCCGCGACCGAAAAAGTGCAAAAACCCAGCCTGCAAAACCTCATTCGTCCCGCAGCGCCTCGGGCAAGCCGTCTGCAACTACGCCTGCGGCCTGGCCATCAAGGACGTGAACCAGGAGAGGGCGCGCAAGGCTCTTGTCGACGTAGGGCGCAAGGAGGTCAAGGCGCAGAAGGAGAAGCTGAAGTCCCGCGGCGAGCACATGCGCGAGACCCAGATCGCCTTCAATGCCTACATCCGGGCGCGCGACCAGCTGGCCGGGCACGCCTGCATATCCAGCGGCAAGCCATTGGACTGGAGCGGTAACGCGGTGGATGCCGGGCACTATCGCAGCGTTGGATCGGCGCCGCACTTGAGATTCGACGAGCGCAACTGCCACGCACAGAGCAAGCAGGACAACCGATTCCTGTCGGGAAACGCCGTGGACTACCGGATCGGCTTGATCGCTCGCATCGGCCAGGAAGCAGTCGACGCGCTTGAGGCGGATCAGTCCGTCCGCAAGTACACCATCGACGACCTGAAAGCCATCAAGACCCACTACCGGGCGCTGGCCCGCGAACTGAAGAGAGCGACAGCATGAGCAAATCACCTACTGCCAAGAGCCTGCGCGCTGGCCAAACGATCTACTACGCCGCCTATGTGCCGGGCGGTCAGTCAATGGCGTATCAGCTCCGCGCTGTGGCCGTGCTGAGCGACAAAGCCGAATTGCTCCCGCCATACGTGGTCGCTGACGGATTCCCTCGCTGGTTCATTCGTGAGCGCATGGCGGTTGCCGGTGGCCCTCACGGACTTTCGTACAGTCGCCGCAAGGTGCTGTCGTGGATCAAGGCTCAGAAGGTGGTCGCATGACCCGCCGCCCATCCATGTTCCAGCAGCCAGCGCCATCGCCCTGGTACGTCAACAAAACCAAATGCACCGAGTGCGGCAAGTCTCGCGCCTCGGGCAGTCATGCGAAGTGCAGCCGGGCGCGGCAGATGCGGTTTGCGGCCGAAAATAAGTGATGTCATTCTGATTATTACGGTCCCTACAGAGGGACTGTATCGGATATGATAGCGCGCGTAGGCAAACAAACAGGGAGTGGACCGAATGAGTCAGGTAAAGCCAGGTGTTTCTCTTCGCCATGAGCGAGCAAACCGAATCTACGTTGCCGGCCCTATGACCGGCATCGAGGACTTCAACTTTCCGGCCTTCAATCAGGCCGCCGAAATGCTTCGGGCCAAGGGTTACATCGTCGAGAATCCCGCCGATCACGGCCTTGTTGAAGGCGCTGAATGGGCGGACTACCTGGCCTACGACCTGACTCGAATCGGCCTCTGCGGATCTGTCTATCTGCTGCCGGGCTGGGAGCAGTCGAAGGGCGCGCAACTTGAAGTGCTGATCGCTACCCGGCTTGGCATGGAAATCATCGAAGCAGAAACCGAGGTGGCAGCATGAGCAGATTGATTGGCATCGCTGGCCGGGCCGGTAGCGGAAAGGATACGGCGGGCGCGCGCCTGGTCGAGTGTTACGGTTTCCAGCAGTACGCCTTCGCCGATCCGATCCGGGCAATGCTCGGCGCGCTCGGCGCATTCCCGGCTGCCGACCTGGTCAATCGCGACACCAAGGAAGTGATCATCGACTGGCTGGGCAAAAGCCCGCGGCAGATGGCGCAGACCTTGGGCACCGAGTGGGGCCGCGAACTCGTTCACCCTCAATTGTGGGTTCTGATGGCGCAGCGCCGATGGGATGCAGCCAAGGCCGCAGGGCGCGATCTGGTCATCACTGACGTTCGCTTCGAGAACGAGGTCGAGTGGCTAAGGGGCGCTGGAGGCCGAGTGATCTACCTGGCGCGACCTGGCGCAGAGGCAGTCAGCGCGCACGCAAGCGAGCAGTACGACGCTTCGGTGCTCGCCGATTGGGCCATCTTGAACGACAACACGATCGACATTCTGCTGCATCGCGTCGATGAAGCCGTGACGGAGCTGTTCCCATGATGAAGAAGGCGACCGACGAGCAGCTGAAGGAAGCGCTGGCAACCATGACCGTGGCGCAGACCGCTGCCCACTTCGGCATGAACGAGCGAACGGTCTGGTCGCGCAAGGCCAAGATGGCCCGTCAAGGCTGGAGCCCCGAGCACGACATGACCAAGACTGTCCCGGATGGGTTCCACCTGAAGGGCACGTCGACGCTGTATGACGAGGAAGGCAAGGCCAAGCTGCAATGGGTCAAGACCTCGATCGACCATGAGCGACAGGCCGAGCTTTACGCAGCGTTCGCCCGGGCCTTCCTTGAGGATGTCGACGCGCTGCCTGAGATCAAGGCGCCCGAGCAAGCCCTCGATACGGACATCATCCCCTGGTTCCAAATCGGTGACGCCCACGTTGGGATGCTCGCGCACTCGAACGAGGTCGGCCACAACTTCGACCTGAAGATTGCCGAGCGCGAGCTGATCGTCGCCATGCACAAGCTGATTGACCGCGCCCCGAGCTGCGAGCGCTGCGTCATTCAGGATCTTGGGGATATGTCGCACTACCAGGACTTCACCGCCAAGAGCGAGTCCGGCCACGACTTCGACTTCGACAGCCGATACCCGAAGATGATTGAAGTGTGCGCCCGGATCATGCGCTCTATCGTGGACAAGGCCCTGGCGAAATTCCAATTCGTTGACGTGATCGTTAACCAGGGCAACCACTCCCGCTCGAACGATGTGTGGATGCGGATCTTCCTGAATCACGTCTACACGGACAATCCGCGCCTTCACGTCCTCGACAACTCCAGCGTGTTCATCCCGTACCGGATGGGCAACACCTTCGTCATGTGCCACCACAGCGACAAGTGCAAGCCGGATCGCCTGATTGACGTGATGTCTACTGACTTCTCTGTCGACTGGGGCGAAGCGACCTACCGCTACATCGATATCGGCCATATCCACCACCGCATGCAGTCGAAGGAATCGGCAGGCGTGACGGTTGAGTCATGGAATCAGCTCGCCCCGGGCGACAAGTACGCGCACGACGGCGGCTGGCGGTCCAGGGCATGCCTGACGGCCGTCCTACGCTCCAAGACCTACGGCGAGAAGGGTCGAATCACTATCAGCGCCGAAGAGGTGAAGGACATCATCTCGAACGCTATCCCGGGCGCCGAAGCATCCAAGCGCCGCGCTGTTTATTCGGTGTGAAACAACAACCGGGGGCGGATCTGTATGGGGCCGCATCAGTAAATATCAGGGGTGATAGATGATCTACAGAAGCGTAATCGCAGCAGTCGTCCGGGCGCTGGCAGCCGAAACCATGAGCGGTATGGGCGGCCAGGACTTCGAGCCGAAGGTTCAGGCGGCAAAGCAGAAGGGGGCGATTGTTGGGAAGGAAGCGGCATTGCTCGTCGACTGCATGCTGTTCAGCCGTCTGCACAAGAACCTGAGCGCAGCGCACTGGCTCGCACTGGTAGCCAAGTTCTCGACGCACACCGACCGCAAGCACGACGCCATCAGGGAGTTGACGAGGGCAGTCAGCTCGCCAGCGCCTGAGCAGTTCCGCAAATGCGCCGTAGTGACCTGGGCAATCCCAAAGCTTCCAGGCGCAGAAGGGAAGCGCAGCGTGAACACCCTGCAGGCCAAGTGGTACGAAATGGATAACTGGTGTGATGATCCGGCGCCGATCAAGACCCAGGAGCGCTGGCGGCGTGATATCCGCAAGGCGCTGGAGCGGCAAGTGGACGAGGCTTTATCGGAGGCTCAGGTGATTCTCGACAATGAGGGTCTTTTGTTGGCTATGGTCTCTTGACAGGGACTGAGCCAGTGAGCCATTCTATGTCCATCCTGCCGATATTGCGGGTCAGGTAGTTGTAATGGGGTCTCTTGAGAGGGACCCTAAGGCATCAAGATAAGGTCAGCGTCTACATCGGAATGCCAGCTAGATCGACAGGAAGCTCTCACCCCTGGCGAAATGTTGATTGAGCTGGCACCCCAATGCAGATGAACCGATGGATGCGGGAAACGCCAATTCTTCCCCGGATACTTGATCGCGGCAATTGAGCTGAAAGCGCGACGAAGTGATAACGCCGGGAGCGGGTACGGTTCGCCAGACCCAACATCTGCACCAAACACATAACCCAGCCATCGAGCTGGGTTTCTCGTTTCTGGCTCCCGTGCAGCCTCTAATCGCTTCGGCAAGGCCATGCACGGGGACCGGATCTAATTCAGCCCCGAGGGGCCAGAGAATGCGCCCCATGACCGATAACCCCGACAACCTGCCCCGCTTCATTGAGTGGCTGAGCAACTACCCAGTTGTCTACGCCGCCGCCCTGTCGTGCTGGATCGCCTTCTTGCGGGTTATGTACAACCGCGGCGGGTGGCGACAGTCATTCCTTGAAGCTGGCCTGTGCGGCGCGATCACTGCCGGGGCATTCCCGCTGCTGGAATACCTGGGCCTGCCGCTGAACCTTGCGGCTGCGCTGGGGGCAATCATCGGCACGCTGGGCGTGAAAAAGATCGTTTCCATGGCAGAGCAATACGCCGACATCAAATTCCCGGGAAGAGGGCAATGACATGCAGCTGATCGACAACTGGAAAGACGCCTGGAAGCTGAGCAGCGTTCAAGCGGGCGCGGCCATCACTGCGCTGGGCGTGGCTGAGCAGGTATTGCCGGCACTGCAAGCGGCGCTGCCGACCGGTATCTACGCGATCCTGGGTGCGCTGGTCATGATTGCCCGCATCGTGCTTCAGCCGAAGCTGGTCAAGTAAATATCCCGCGCTACGAATTCACAAAGCGCGAAACGTAGCGCGGAGATAGAGCATGACGACCATTGCCTACAAAGACGGGATAATCGCCTACGACTCGCAGATCACGCGGGGCGACACCATCACCTATGACGACTACGAAAAGTGTCATGAGGTCAAAGGTGTGAAGTTCATCTGCTCCGGCCCGGTCCCTGACTATCCGGCGCTGATCTCTGCCTACTTCGGCGACAAGCCTTCCGGCAATATCGACGCAGCTGCCATCGTCTTGGATGGCGAGCAGTTGCTGATGTTCGCCGTAGACAACGACACGGGCCCATGGAAAAGCCCGGTCCTGCTCGACAGGCCATATGCCATTGGTAGCGGATCGCCCTATGCGTTCGCTGCAATGGACATGGGCGGAACTGCCTATCAGGCGGTAGAGGCTGCCAAGAGGCGCGACACCTCAACCGGCGGGACCATCCGCACGCTGACCATCAAGGCATGACCGTATCCCCTGAGCGCATTCGCTGAGTGCGCTGACGAGATACCAGCATCATTCGAATTCTATTGGAGGCCTTGAATAGCGCGGGCTCCAGCCAATCAACAGAGCATCGAATGACGCTCGAACGGCATTGAAAGGTCGTTCTGCGGAAACCAACCCCATGAATGAGGCTGAACATGGCCCTATGCGGATCAAAAACCCGCAGCGGGGAACCATGCAAGCGTCACGCAATACCGGGTTCCTCTCGCTGCAAGCTGCACGGTGGCAAGAGCACGGGGCCAAAGGAGCAGCGGGGCAATAAGAACGCCGCCAAGCCCGGATCGATCTACAGCCAGTTCCTGACAGATGCAGAGAACGACATGCTCGCCAGCATTGAGCTGGGGCGCGTTGACGATGAGCTGCGCCTGACTCGCATTCGTTTGATGCGGGCTCTGGCCAGGGAGAACGAGTTCGGCAACACGCTTGAGGTCGACAGCGAGAAGCGCGAGCCGCTTGAGGTTGACGGCAAGGCGGTAGAAGGCGCCGAGAAGGTCACCATCAACAACAAGGTGCGCGACTACTCAAGCCTGATCGATCGCCTCACTGCGCGCATCGAGAGCTTGGAGCGCACCCGCGCCGACCTGCTGAAAGCGAATCCGCCTGAGCAGCTGCCAGTGGCCAGAATTGAAATTGAGGTGGTCCGTGGCAGGCAGAACCCTAAAGCTCCAGATGACGGAGCCTCAGCTTGAATTCTACGAGCTGAAGGATAAGTACCCGGCATTCATCGGCGGGTTTGGCACGGGCAAAACTGAAACGCTCGCCAACTGCGCCGTACGCGATGCTTTGGAGTCGTCTAGCGCCCTTATCGCGCTGTACGAGCCGACCTATGACTTGGTGCGCCTCATCCTTGCCCCGCGCATGGAAGAGAAGCTCTCCGACATGGGCATCAGGTACAAGTACAACAAGCAAGAGAACATCATCTACACCAGCTCCGGCCAGTGTGGTGACTTCGTCCTTCGCACCTTGGAAAACCCGGCGCGCATCGTCGGTTATCAGTCCTACCGGGCGCACGTCGATGAGATCGACACGCTCAAAAAGGATCAGGCGCGACTGGCCTGGCAGAAGATCATTGCGCGGAATCGTCAGCAGCCTGAAGGGGCTGACCCGCTAAATCGTGTGTCGGCCTACACCACTCCGGAAGGCTTCCGGTTCGTGTTCGATACCTGGGGGCGCAACCCTAAGCCTGGTTACCGGATGATTCAGGCGGCTACCTACACGAACCCATTCCTGCCTGACGACTACGTTGACTCGCTGAGAGACAGCTACCCGCCGGCACTGATTGCCGCTTACATCGAGGGCAAGTTCACCAACTTGAACAGCGGCAGCGTCTACCCGGACTTCTGCCGCAAGCTGAATCACACGGATGAGGTCGAGCGAGAACGCGAGCCGCTGCTGATCGGCATGGACTTTAACCGATTGAAAATGAGCGGCGTGGTCTATGTCCAGCGTGACGGGCATCCCGTTGCTGTGGCTGAGATCACAGATGGTCGAGATACGCCGTACATGGCCGAGCTGATCAAGGCTCAGTACAAGGACAAAGGTCACCCAATCCAGATATTCCCCGATGCCTCGGGCGCCAACTCCAGCAGCAAGAATGCCAGCGAGTCGGACCTGAGCATTCTGAGGCAGGCCGGTTTCTCCATTCGCGTGAATAGCCGAAACCCAGCCATTGCAGACCGAGTCAACGCCGTGAACGCGCTGATCCTCAATGGCAAGGGCGAGCGGCGGCTGAAGATCAACACGAATCGCTGCCCGCACCTCACTGACGGGATTGAACAGCAGCCCTACGACAAGAACGGTATGCCGGACAAGTCGAGCGGTATTGACCACTTGAACGACGCGGCCGGCTATCCGCTCGCCTTCTTGTATCCAATCGTCAAGCCAGCGCCAACCCAAACCCAAGACCTGAGAATTTAACCATGAGCAACGACGACCCGAGCATCGCACTCCCGGCGGTTGTCCGCATGCGCGAGTATTGGGCCATTGTCGATCCGCTGATGGGCGGCACTCAGGCCATGCGAGCGGCCGGCAAGGCCTTGCTGCCTCAGTACCCAGCAGAGAAAGACGACACCTATGCCGAGCGGCTGAAGCTTTCCACCTTGCTCCCGGCCTACGCCGAGACGGTGGCCAGCAGCACTTCCCGCGTATTCGCTGAGCCTCTTCAGCTGGGCGAGGATATTCCTGAGCCGATCAAGCTGCTTTCAGCCGACATCGACCTGGGCGGCAATGACCTCAATTCGTGGTCGGTCGAGTGGTTCCGCGAGGCGCTGGCCAAAGGCTTGTGTCACGCGATGATCGAGCATCAGCCGACCCTCGATGCCGATGGGAAAAAGCTATACAAGACTCTCGCAGAGGAACAAAAGGCAGGGGTTCGCCCTTACGCCGTCATCATCAAGCCGGGCCAGGTGCTCGGCTGGCGCTTCGACGGCGGCAAGCTGATGCAAGTTCGCTACATGGAGTCGGTCGAGGTCGCAGAAGGCGACTTCGGCGTAAAGTGCGTGGATCAGGTCCGCGTGCTGGAGCCTGGAAGCTGGCGCACCTACCGCAAGCCTGACAATGGCGGCGCCTGGGCTGAGCACGATAAAGGTCTGACCAGCCTCACATACATTCCATGGGTGACGTTCTACACGGACCGCACCGGGCCGATGACGGCTAAGCCGCCACTGCTCGAACTGGCTCACCTGAACGTCAAGCACTGGCAGTCACAGAGCGACCAGGACAACTTGCTGCACGTTGCCCGCGTCCCGCTGCTGTTCGTGTTCACCGACAACGAAGAATTCCAGCTGACTATCAGCTCGGCCAGCGCGACCCGCATGCCGAAGGACGGCAACGCCAAGTACGTCGAGCACACCGGGGCGGCAATCACTGCCGGGCGCGACTCGCTGAACGATCTGGTCGACGATATGCGTATGGCCGGGGCCAAGCTGCTCCAGAAGGACAAGCAGGCCGTGAAGACGGCGGCGCAGGCCAACGAGGAAGCGGCGCAGGAATTGTCCCCGCTGGCTCGCCTGGCTGGTCAGTTCGCCGACTGCATCGCCCAATTGCTCCAGATCCTGGCCGACTACGGCAGCTTGGGTGATGGTGGCCAAGTCGAAATGCGCGGCAACTTCGACAGCGACTTCGCGCCTGAAGTGTCTCTGCCCAACCTGATCAGCATGGCTAACTCCGGCAAGCTCAGCGACGAAACGCTCTACTCCGAAATGCAGCGCCGGGGCGTCATCAGTGACGAGCTCGACTGGCCGCAGGAGTTTGCGCGCATACAAACTCAACCCAGCAAAGGCGTGAGCCTGGACGATTAACCCATGGGCAGCGACCAGATCAGCGACACGATCCGCAACGCGGTCCTACTGGAAAGCCTCAAGTCCAGCGAGGTCGAGAAGTTCGCGCCATTCCTCAAGCGGATCGACCAGTCGCTACGGGAACAGCTTGGGAAGGGCGAGCTAACCGACTTCAAGCGCGCCCGACTGGACGAAATGCTCAAGCAGGTTGACGAGGCTCTGGCCGGCATCTTGGTCGAGTACACCGATCAGATGCAGCTTGATCTGATGGATATTGCGGCATGGCAGGCAGGCGCTGAGGCGTCAGTGATCAGCGCCGTACTGCCGAGCTATACCGCGACCATCCCTGCACTATCAACGCTCAAGACGGCTGCCTTCAGGTCGCCATTGGGCGTGAAAGGCGCGGATGGCGGCAAGCTGCTGACCCCATTTATCGAGGACTGGAGCAAGTCCGAGAGGTCCCGGGTCACTGGTGCGATTCGGCAGGGATGGGCTGAGGGTCAGACGAACTCAGAGATCATCCGCACGCTGCGCGGCACCAAGGACATGAAGTACGCCGACGGCCTTCTGGCGATCACTGCCCGAAGCGCTGATGCCGTGACACGCACAGCGATTCAGCACGTTGCCAGCCAGGCGCGCAATCAGTTCGCCAAGCAGAACAGCGACATCGTAAAGGGCGTGCAGATCATCGCTACGCTGGACGGCCGCACGACCGCTTATTGTCGAGCCGCAGACGGCACCGAGTACGCGATTGACGAAGGGCCGCGCCCCCCGTTTCACGTTCGTTGCCGGACCAGCTTCATTCTGCTGCTCAAGGATGCGCCGTCGCTTGGCGCTCTGGCCGACCGATCGAGCATGAACGGCCAGGTCAAGGCCGATACCACTTATTACGAGTGGATAAAGACGCAGCCGGCGGCCTTTCAGGATACGGTCATTGGCAAGGCTCGGGCGAAGCTGTTCCGCGATGGCGGCATGACGCCCGAACAGTTCTCTGACCTGCAGATCGGCAACAACTTCAAGCCGCGCACGCTAGACCAACTTCGGCAGATGGTGCCAGAGGCGTTCGCCCGAGCCGGCCTGTAACGAACAACCCACAACTTGGCCTGTGCGCAGGCTGGAGGATTCATGAGCACTATCGAATATCGCGTAATACCTGTCACTCGCTACATCGTCACCCGCTACACCGAAATTGATGGTGGAGGCTGCTCGGAGCAGATCGGCGAATTCCCGAGCGGGACAGCTGCTGACTTTGTGGCTGACGGCATGGTCGCCGCAGAGCAGGCCCGCGGGCTGAATGCCGAGCGACACCGATCCGGGCTAAGCCTTGGGGAAGTGATCAGCGGAAAGCGCATCGAGAGCGCATAGCCGTCAACCAAATCAAATACGCCTCGCATCTGCGGGGCTTTTTATTGCCTGTCTGTTCGGATGAGCGGGGCGCACTGGGCCGGATGGCCTGCTAGGAGAAACAAATGAAACTCAAGCTCGACGAAAACGGCCATGTAGTTGTTCAGGAAGGCAAACCGGTTTACGTGCACGAGGATGGGAAGGAAGTGGCGTTCGATGCCTCTGGCACCGTGTCCACCATCACCCGCCTGAATGCCGAAGCCAAGAGTCATCGCGAGCGCGCCGAGTCTGCCGAGAAGTCGCTGAAAGGCTTCGACGGTATCGCCGACCCTGCCGCTGCCCGCAATGCGCTGGACGTTGTATCCAAGTTGGATCAGAAAAAACTGGTGGATGCCGGCGAGATCGACACGGTACGCAACGAAATCAGCAAGGCCTTCCAAACCCAGCTGGACGAAGCCAACGGCAAGGCGCAGACCTACGAGCAGCAGCTGTATGCCGAGAAGATCGGCGGCAGTTTCGCCCGCTCGAAGTACATCGCCGACAAGCTGGCTGTGCCAGTGGACATGGTTCAGGCCACTTTCGGCCAGAACCTGAAGATCGAGGAAGGCAAGGTCGTCGCTTATGACACCCAAGGCCAGAAGATTTTCAGCCGCTCCCGCCCCGGCGAACTGGCCGACTTCGACGAAGCCATCGAGACACTTGTTTCGCAGTACCCACACCGCGACCACATCCTGAAGAGTTCCAACGCCAACGGCGGCGGCGCTCCGAACGGTGGTGGCAACCCGAACGCACCGAAGGGCAACTTCGGCGGCAGCAAAGCAGATCGCGTAGCAGCCATTAAGGCCATGACCGCAACAAGCTAAGGAGCAACTATGTCCCTGTCGAACATGAAGGTATTCAACGAGTACCTGAAGAAAACCACCATCGAAACCCTGGCGCAGGACGTTGAGAAGTTCAACGCCGCTTCTGCCGGATCCATCCGTCTGACCACTCAAGGCATCGACGGCGACTTTCTGCAAGAGTCGTTCTGGGCAGGCCTGCACAGCGCTCAGCGTCGTGTTGACCGCTATGCAGCCAACGGCGCGCAGGCTGCAACCCCGCTGACTCAGAAGCAATACGACTCGGTGAAGATCGCAGGCGGCTTCGGCCCGATCCTGTGGGAGCCTTCGCAGCTGTCGTGGGTTCAGAAGAACCCGGAAGAAGCACTGGAAGTGATCAGCCGCAACCTGTCCGAAGCCATCATGTCGGACCAGTTGAACACCGCCATCGCCGCTCTGGTCGCCGCCATTGGCAACCAGCCAACCGCCACCAACGACGTTTCCGCCACTGCCGGCGTGGACTACGTCGCCATCAACAACGCTCACGCGCTGTTCGGTGACGCCTCTCAGCGTCTGATTGCGCAGGTAATGACCGGGGCCATGTACCACAAGCTGATCGGCAAGAACCTGGTCAACGCCGAGAAGCTGTTCACCTTCAGTGGTGTGCAGGTAGTCGACATCCTGGGCAAGGCCGTAATCATCACCGACGCCGCGGCTCTGTACGAGGCTGGCACCCCGAACAAGCAGAAGGTGCTGAGCCTGGCTGACGGCGCTGCAATGGTGATGGATGGTTCCGACCTGATCACCAACATCCAGACCTCCAACGGCAAGGAGCGCATCGAGACCACCATGCAAAGCGATTATTCGTTCGGCTTGGGCCTTAAGGGTTTCACGTGGGATGTTGCTGGTGGCGGCAAATCTCCAACAAGTGCCGAGATTGCAACTGGGAGCAATTGGGATCTTGTGGCGGCCACCATCAAGATGAGCGCGGGCGTGATTACCATTGGTGATGCGACCAAGTAAGCGTGTAAAATGATCATGTCAGGACAGCCCATTGCAAGGGGTTTTCGGCTCCGATAAGCCGGATTACTGACACTCATTTCTAGCCTTATCGGAGGCCGTCATGCTTGATCAATCTCGTCTGAAAGAAATTCTCCACTACGACCCGGAAACGGGTGTATTCACTTGGCTAAAGCCTACATCCAACAGGGTTAGGGTCGGCGCCGTGTGCGATACCGTAGGGCCTATCGGGTATGTCGTTATCGGCTTATTGGGTAAAAGGCAATACGCTCACCGCCTTGCTTGGCTCTATATGACAGGCGAGTGGCCGTCCGATCAGGTTGATCATGTCAATTGCATCAAGCTGGACAACAGATGGTCGAATCTGCGAGTTGCTGGAAAATCCAAAAACATGCAGAACATCGGACTGAGATCCAATAACTCAAGCGGCTTTACGGGTGTTGGGTTCCATGCTCAAACAGGAAGATGGCGCGCCTTCATCGTTGTCGCTGGAAAAATGGTTCATGTTGGTCTGTTCGACACAATAGAGCAGGCCTCTAGAGCTAGAGAGAATGCAGCGATCAAGCAATATGGCGAGTTCTATCACGCCGGATAATCAAACAGATAATGCAAGGCCGACCACTGAGTCGGCCTTTTTGTGCCTGGAGAATAGCCATGAGCGAGAAAGTCGTTTACGAGAAGCACCCGGTCACTGCTGAGCGCAAGGCTGAACTGCGCCAGAAGGGCTACAAGATCATCGACGCCAAGTTCGCGCCGGATGACTACAAGCACCCCGAGCCGATCAAGGCCGCGAAGTCCGGCGGTGCAAGCCAGAAGGCCGAACAGGAATAACCCATGACCGACTTCATCACTGTTGCAGACGTTGACACATTGCTGGGGTCGGGCTGGGCGGGTGCCGGTGATCCGGTTATGTCTGTGATGCAGGCCAACGCCTGGCTGACCAGCAAGATTAAGCGTCCTGTCCCCGCCGAAGTACCGGCCGAGATCAAGCAGGCCGGCGCCCAAGTCGCAAAAATCGCCTCGACGGGCTCCCTGTACAAGGCCACCGACCGCGAGACGGTCAGTGAGACGGTATCGGCCGCCTCTGGCACGTCCGTCAGCGAAACCTACGTTCAGGGCTCTGTCGCGCTGTCTGCGGGGGAGAGCTTCGCCCTGGCGCTGATCTATCCCTGGACCACTGGCACCAATTCCATTCCGATGGTGAGGGGCTGAGCATGGGCCTACAGGACAAGCTTCAGACCAAGCTGGCCAAGGCCTTCGATGGGAAGCTGGCCGACGCCGTGTCGGCGTTCACTGGTTCGTATCAGGGGCCAGGCGTCTATGACCCGGTCACTGAAGAGACAACCGCTCAGCCCGTGACCTATACCGGCCGAGGTGTGCTGGCCGAGTACGAAACCAAGCGCATCGACAACATCAACATCCTGTCGGGTGACCTGAAGCTGATCGCGCTGACCAATGAGGTCACCGACAGACCGGCCGAAGGGCATACGATCACGGCACCGGATCTGGCCGACCGATCAAAGTCTGTCGCCTACCTGGTCAGGTCTGTTCAGGTTGATCCGGCATCCGCTACCTACCAAATTCAGCTGAGGAAGTGACCCATGGCCAGAGGGTGGAGCGTACCGCCGAGCCTGTTCATGGGCGCGGTAGAGCAGGACTTATCGAAGAAGATCAGGACCATCGCGATTCAGCTGCTAAATGAAATAACCATGCGGATGCCGGTAGATACCGGCCGAGCTCGAGCGAACACCATCGTGAGTATTGGGACGCCGGTTTATCAAGTCCTGGATCGCTACGACAAGTCCGGCGGCAACACGATCATGGAGGGAGCCTCCCGCCTCAGTGGTCTTGAGCCGTACACGGTGGTTTACCTGCAGAACAACCTGCCCTACATCGAGAAGCTCGAAGACGGCCACTCGAAACAAGCCCCAATAGGCATGTTCGGCGTGGCATTCAACAGCGTGGCGAGGGCCAATCAATGACCTTCGAACAAATCCGCGCAATCGTCATCACCCGCATGACGCAGTGGACTGGCATCCCTGCGGCAAGCGTCGATTACCCGAACAACAAAGTGTTTGACCCGGCCGGGAAAGCCATATGGGCGCGGCTGTCGAACATACCCGGCCTATCCAGTGCACCCGAGGTCGGATTGACCCCGCATGTGCGCAAGACCGGCATCGTCATCGTTCAGCTGTTCGTGCCGAACTACACCGGCACCCTCGCCATCACCAAGGCCGCAGACACGCTGGTCGAGCAGTTCCAGTTCTTCAGCCAAGGCACCTTTGAGTGCTTCGCAGCCTCGTCCGCGCAGATCGGCGACGACGGCAACGGATGGTTCCAAGTGAACATTCAGATCCCATACCGGGCGCACTGAGCCCCAAACCCCCGCAGCAGGAGAAACACCAATGAGTTCAGGCGCCAAGAACCGGACGGCCTATGTCCGCGAAATAACACCAGGCGTTACCCCTGGGTCCGGATGGAAAGAGCTGATCCGTACCTCCTACGGCCTCGGCCCCACCCAAAACACCGCCGAGAACAACGAGATCGCGCAAACCCGCATGTCTCAGGGCACCACGGCGACCACCGTTGACGTGGCGGGAGAGGTCGGCCAGAAGTGGCGCTATGGCGGCGCAATTGACGATTTCCTGGCCTCCTGCTTTGGCAAGGACTGGGCGGCCGACTCTCTGACCCTTGGCGATGAGCGTATTTCGTTCTCCCTGGCCTCGTTCGCCAGTGATGTGCTGGTTTCGTCGATTGCCCGCGGTGCGCAGGTAGCCTCGATGGCCTTCACCTTCGGCACCGATGACGACATCACCATTGCCACCAACTTCACGGCAACCGGATGGGAAGGCAAGGTCGACGCAACGCCGTACTTCAGCGGCGCGACCGCAGAGCCACACGCCGCACGCTACAACTTCAAGGACTTCATCAGTCTGACCCTGGATGGCGTGGAAGCAGCGCCGGGAAGCGGTACCTGCATCAGCGCCATGGACCTGACGTTTGATAACAACATTCAGACCCAGCGCTGCATCAACAACGGCGCGTTCGCGGGTAACGTGATTCCGACCATCTTCGGCGCGACTGGCTCGATCACCATTGCGTGGTCGGCGGCCTCGTATGCGCTGTGGATCAAGCAGCAAACAGGCGATTCCGTGGCAGTGGCCTTCACCATTGAGAACAACGATGGTCGCTACACCTTCACCCTCCCGGAAATGGAAGTGAATGGTGACTGGCCGGACGGTGGCGCGACTGACGTGATCGAGGTTCAGCTGAACGTGGCAGCCCGCCGCACGGCCCCGACCATCACTCGCGCTGCGTACGTGGCGCCCACCAGCGTGACCATCGCGCCGGCCTCGGTGTCCATCGCGGTCGCCGCTACTCAGCAGCTGACCTCGACCGTCGCCCCGGCTGGCGCATACCAAGGCGTCACCTGGTCGAGCAGCGACCCGACCAAGGCCACTGTATCGGCTACTGGCCTGGTCACCGGCGTGGCGATCGGCTCGGCCGTCATCACCGCCACCAGCGTCTCCGACCCGACCAAGACTGCGACCCGCAACGTCACTGTCACCGCCTAACCACCTACATGCAGCCGCCCTTAACCGGGCGGCCACAAGGATTTCCGCATGACCTTCATTCTCCAGAAAAAAGAACACCTCGACGCCCTGTCCACCCGCTGGATTGAGCCGGTCGAGGGCTTGCGCATTAAGGTGGCCTCGGCGGCGAAGGAAGGCTACAAGAACGATTTCCGCGTGGTGATGCGTCATGTGCAGGCCCTGTCAGGTCAGCACGGCATCGGCACCGAAGGCTTCAGCGTCCTGAAGATGGCCGACCTGCCGCCGCTCGACTCTGACAAGTTGTTTGTCGAACTGGCGTGCAAGCATCTGGTCATCGACTGGGAAGGCGTGGCCGAGGCCGACGACCCGAGCAAGCCGACCCCGTACACCCCAGAGCGCGGCGTGCTGCTGATGGAGCAGCTGCCCGAGATCTACTTTGTCGTCATGCAGGCCGCCCAGGCCATCGCCTTGCGTCAGAAGGAGCAGGCAGCGGAAACCCTGGGAAAGTCCTCGACGCCTACCGCTGGGCCGTCGAGTGGGCGGGCGAAGCGAACGAGCGAAAAAGGAAAGTCCACGAGCGCTTAAGGGTTGCGGTGCCGGATCAACCCGAGATTGACGTTGTAGGCGATGAGTTGCTGACGGCCTATTACGCGATCAGTCGCGGTCGACAGTATGTCGGCATGGCTGCCGCGCCTGCGCCGATATCCATCAGTGCAATCAGCGACTACCTGTCGGCCTACGGATCATCCGTGGACCGGCGAGAGTTCGACGAGGCGATCTTTGCCCTGGACGACGTGTTCCGCAAGAACTGGGAAGACGAGCAGGATAAAAAGAAGACGAAGGACAAGTAGTGAACTGCGCGCGGTCAGTGGTAGATTGCCTTCATCGACAAGGAGGTATCTATGCAACCGATTTGGGGATTTGTCCTCTTCGCACTGATCTGCGGCCTGTCAGCGCTCATCGCTCGCAAGCGCGGGAACAGCGGCCTACTTCACGCCGCCATTACCGTCGCACTGGGCTTCGGTTTCGTCATCGCTGTGGCCAAGGCTACAGGCGGAACCGATCCGTTCTCGGCAGCACTTGGCGGCTTCATCGGTGGCGCCGCTGGTGTGCTGTTCGCCTGGCTGCGCCGATCCGATGCCCAGCAGGCCGAACATTCCGGGTCATCCGCCGGGCACAAGACCTGCAAGTTCTGCGCTGAAGTCGTCAAGCTGGAAGCGCTCAAGTGCAAGCACTGCGGATCTGACCTGTCCGGGTGACTCATCATTGAAATAAGAGACCGCCTACGGGCGGTTTTTTTATGCCCGGAGAAAACTCATGGCGCAAGAATCACGCCTCGCGATAGTCATCGATTCAAGGCCAGCAGAGAAGAATGCCGACAGCCTGAGCGAATCGCTACAGCGCGTAGAGAAGGCGGGCGATAGCGCCGCTGCATCCGTTAGTGGCGCCAATACCAGCGTCGACCTGCTTGGCAAAACAGCAGGCAAAACAACTGCGCCGCTTGAAAAGGCGTCTCGGGCGCTGTCAGCAACCGGCATGACCGCTGCGCAAACGGCCAACAATCTGCGCATGCTGCCGGCGCAAATCACGGACATCACCGTTGGCCTGGCCACTGGGCAAGCACCGCTGATGGTATTCCTTCAGCAAGGCGGCCAGCTCAAGGACATCTTCGGCGGCGCGATCCCGGCACTAAAGGCGGTCGGCGGCTACATCGTCGGCCTGATCAACCCGTTCACCCTGGCGGCGGCGGCTGCTGCATCGCTGGGTGTGGCCTACTTCCAAGGCTCCAAAGAGGCCGAAGGCTTCAGCAAGGCGCTGATCGCCAACGGTAACGCAGCCAACACCGGCACCGATGAACTGATCAATGCCGCCGAACAAGCGTCACGCATGGGCGTCTCGGTCGGCGCAGCAGCAGAAGCGCTTACCAAGCTGGCAGCTTCGGGCAACCCGGTCACGATCATGTACGCCGGCATGGCAGCGGCGGCGGTCAAGTGGTCGAGCGCTACGGGCGAGTCCATTGATGAAGTGGTCGCCAACTTCGGCAAGATCGCCAAAGACCCAGTAAACGCCATCCGTGAGCTGGACAAGGAACTGAATATCCTCACTGCCACGCAGTACGAGGAAATCCGGGTACTCCAGGAGCGAGGCGAGAAGCAACAGGCCGCCATGGTGGCGGAAGAGGCCTATGCCAGTGCGATCAGCCGTCGCGCAGACGAGATCAAAGGCAATCTCGGCACCCTTGAAAGCGCTTGGGGTGCGATCACCGGCACAGCCAAAAAGGCTTGGGATGCCATGCTCAACATCGGGCGCCAATCCACGCCTGAGCAGGAACTGGCCGGCGCCTACGAGGCACTGGCAAAGCTGAACAAGCAAGGCCAAAACTCGATCGTGGGTAGCTCTGCCGACTTCAAGAAGCAGATGTCCGAGGTTGAGGCCGAGATTTCACGCCTGCAACTGACGATCGCCAACAACGGGTCGAAGGCCCTGGACGAGGCCTACACCCGCACCCGTGAGACGGCCGCCAAGGCGGCGATGGACACGCTGCGCACCGCCACCGCTGATTCCATGTCCGAACTGGACAGGCTGCAAAAGAAGCTGCAAGAGCTTGATGTGGCTAAGAAGACCGCCACCGATGCCGGGGCATTTGGCGAGAAGCAGCAGGCCGAATACGCCAAGGCCCGCGCCGGATACGAGCAGAAGATTGCCGATATCAAGGAGCGGGAGGCAAAGAAGAACAAGCCGAAAAGCGAAAATGGCGCACTGAGTGCGGCCGAGTCCACGTTCGCCAGCCTGTACAAGCAGGCTGACCCGGCACTGGCCGCACAGCGCGAGCTGACCAAGCAGCAAGGGCAGCTGCAGTTGGCGCTGGATCGCGGAAAAATCAGCCAGGTTCAGTACAGCGAAGCGCTGGCCCAGGCCTCGCGTAACTATGCAGCCGTGATCGCCAAAACCGGCGAGCTGTCGCAGGCCGAGCAGTACCGCCTGCAGATCCAGAAGCAGCTGCAGAACCAGCAGGACGCGGCCAACGCAGCGGCGGCAGCGGTCGGCATGGGTAGTGAGCGTGCAGGACGCGAACAAGAACGCCTGAAGTTGGAGAAGGACACCAACGACCGGCTGCTGGAGTTGCGCACCGAACTGGCGAACGCCCAGGGCGAGAAGCAGCGCAAGGCCTTGCAGGACCAGATCGACATCACCAACGAGATGTACCCCCAGCAAGTCGCCATCATGGAGAACGGCTGGGCGCAGGTGGATGCCGCGCAAGAAAACTGGCTGAACGGCATCTCGTCGGGCTGGGATAACTACCAGGCCAAGGTCGCTGACGTGGCTCTGCAAACCGAAACGGTGATGAGTGATTCGCTCGACTCGATCACCGCCGGTTACGGCAGCGCCTTTTCGAAAATGGCCTTGGATGGGCAGACCTTCGGCGAAGTCAGTCGCGGCGTGTTCGACAGCCTGGCGCGTACCGTTCTTGACGGTCTCGGCCAGATGGGTGCGCAGTGGCTGGTGCTGCAGGGCATCAAGATGGCCTTCGGGCAGACCGAGCAGGCCATGCACATTGCCCGGCTGGCCGGCATTTCCACCGAAATGACCGCCGAAGTCGCCAAGGAAGCCACGGTAACCGCTGCCAAAGTCACCGCAGACGGTGTCGCCACGGCGTCCTCCTTGGCCGCAACCGCCACCACCACGACCGCACAAGTCGCCGCCGCTGGCACCACGCTGTCGGCCTGGTTGCCTGCTGCCTTGGTGTCGTCTATCGGAACCTTTGGCGCAGCGGCAGTCGTCGGCGGCACCGCCTTGCTCGCCGCCTTCGCGCTGTTCAACGGGTTCTCTGAGGGAGGTTACACCGGTCCGGGCGGCGTCAATGATCCGGCCGGTATCGTCCACAAGGGCGAGGTGGTCTGGTCACAGGCCGATATCAACCGGTTCGGGGGTGTCGCCGCAGTTGAGGCGATGCGCCGTGGCGAGGCCATGCCGGCGGGAGTCAGCTCATCTGGCGGCAGTACCTCAAAGCCTTCTGGCGGCGCGACCAGTACCGCGCCAAGTGAAAGACCGCTGACCGTCAACCTGCATGAGGATGCCAGACGGGCGGGCCAGGTCAGTCGTCGCCAACTCGGCGAGCAGGACGTGATCGACATCTGCGTTGCCAACATCCGCGGCGAGAGAGAGCTGCACCAGACGTACCAGGAAAAGTACGGGATGCAGTCACAAGGTGTCTAATGCGTTAATATAGGGTCCCTTGCTAGGGACCGCACGGAGCCCAAATGAGCAACCCCATCAACATCGCCTACGCCTCAGTCGGAAATGACCTGTTCGTCGATACGATCGAGGCGACCTGTTCCGCGTGGGCGGCACCGATCCTCATTTGCTCCGGCTATGAGGATCGCGTCTGCGGCACAGAGGACGGGCGCACGCTCGTCTTTTTGGCGATGGCGGTGGAAGAGGCTCTGCCCGTGAGCGACAACAGCGGATACCAGAACTTGAACATTGCCTTGGACAACACCGACGGCAAGGTGCAGACGGCGATCGAGCTGGCGCGCGCAGCCTCGGCGCGTGTCGTGCTGACGAAGCGTCGATACCTCGAAAGCAATCTGACCTACCCGGCAGAGCACTATCGACTGTCGGTGCTTAACCGGCAGTACGCCAACGACGTGGCCACGCTGACGTGCGGCCTGTACGACCTGCTGGGAACGGCATTCCCACGCAAAAAGCTGACTTCCACCGTCGCGCCCGGGCTGATCTTCATATGAAGTGTCTTTCGGATTACCTGTCGGCACCTTACCGGGACGGAGCGCGCGGGCCGCTGGCTTTCGACTGCTACGGCCTGGTCAACGCTGTGCGGCACGAAGTGTTCGGCCTGCCTCTGCTGCCATCGCTGGGCGGTGTCGGTCGATCCAAGTTGCGAGAGAACACCAAGGCCTACCGAGAGGTCAGCGCCGGTCTGGAAGAGTGCCTGCCAGAGCCTGGCGCCATTGCCTCGGCACTGATTGGAGAGTTCCTAGATCACGTCGGCGTGGTCGTGTACCTGGACGGCCAGCTGAAGGTGTTCGACACCAACCCGGGCGGCCCCCGCATTCGCACCGTGCGTGACTTCGAGTCGCGCTATCAACGAGTGGTGTACTACAAATGACCGTTGAATTCTTCCCCAACAAAATGGCCGGATGCCAGCCGCTGGCCACCTACACCACGCGCGATCGCATGACGATCGAGGCTTGGATCAAGGGCATGACGGAACACTACCGTCGCGCCCCAGTGCAGCCGGTCAGCGTCGAGCTCAATGGCGAGATGATCTGCCCGACGCTCTGGCACAAGGTCAAATTCAAACCATCCGATCACGTCCAAATTTGGAACGAGCCGAAAGGCTCCGACCCGTTCACGATCACCGCCCTGCTGATTGTTGCCGCATTTGCCGCGACCAAGCTGCTCATGCCCAAGATGCCCGGGATGCCGTCAAATACTGGCGTAGCCCAGGGCAGCCCGCTCGACGAGGCCAGCGCCAAAGGGAACAAAGTCAAGCTCGGCGAGCTGATCCGCAACATCGCCGGGCACCAGAAGGTGTACCCGTCGTACCTGGCCGAGCCGCGCACCTGGTTCGCCGCCCCCCGCGAAAAATGGGTGGAGATGTTGCTGTACATCTCCGAAGGCCTGGTAGACGTTCCGGTCAACAAGCTCAAGGTTGGCGAAACCCCGCTGATCTCCCTTGGCTCTGATGCTCAGGTGGCGATCTACGCCCCGGGCGCTGACGTGTCGGCCGATACCGCCTCATGGTTGTGGTTCAACGCCAAAGAGGTGGGCGCCAGTTCCAGCGGTACGTCCGGCCTGGAATTGACCGTGTCGACCAACCTCACCCCGTCCGCCACGGCCTCGGCCTATCAGTTCAATGGCGACACGATTGCCATCCCGGCCGGCGCTGGCAGCTTCCCGACCGACTGGGAGACGGGTCTGGTTATCCGCGCGCTCGCCCCGTATGTGTACACCGTGGTCGACGGTGGCGCCGGTCGCGACATCGTGCAAGGCCCTCTGGAAATGCTCGCCCCTGTGCCCGGCATGCTGATCGAGGTGGCCGGGGCGAACGCGGGCAACTACGTCGTCAACACCTTTACGCCGTATGCGGCGGCCGTGCCGCCAACCTCCGGCACTGCTTCGACAATCCTGGGTTCGAGTGTCCCGGCGCGCTACGACTTCAACGTGACGCCGCTGTCGGTCACCGTGACACTCGGTAGCACGCCGTATGCTGTCAATCTGACAACAGCAACGACCGACCTTGCCGGCCTGGTCTCGGCCTTCAACACCGCTAAGGGCTCTGCGCCATTCCTCGCCAGCGCCTCATCTGGTCGCCTGCTGATCACTCAGTTCGGCACCTTCGGCGGCGAAACGATGGTGGCCACCGGTGGCGCGGACATCCTCGGCAGCAGTCCGACCAATACCACTGGAACGCCGGCCAGCGCGGGCACGCCAGAGGTACCGGCGCAAATGACCCTAGACTACGACGGCGGCGCACCGGTGACCGGCCTGGCGCTGGGCTCTGGCCTGGCCACCATCGGGCCGCGCGGCCTGCGCTACCGGATCACGGCGTTTAGCCCATCGATCATGACTGTTGACCGACTCACCGCATCAGGCTCGGTGGATGCCGGGTGGATCGGATTCAATGCGATGGAAACCGTAAACGGCTTGGTCACCCTGGACCCGTCCAGCTTGTCGGGCGGCTATCGCGGGCCGTTCTCCTGCGCACCCGAGGCGGAGAAGGTGACGCGCATCGAGTGGACCGTAACCTACAACCAGGGACTGATCGGTCTAGGCCGAAAAGGTGATGAATACGCGATCTACTCGCAGCACCAGTTCGAGTATCGCGACATGGATGTCGCCGGTGCGTGGACCGTGATCACGAAATCAGTCACCGGTCACTCGCGGGATGCGCAAGGCTTCACATTCTGGGTCGACCTGCCTTACCCGATGCGACCGGAATGCCGGGTCAAGCGACTACCCAAGGGCGGCGGCGCCAACAGCAGCGAGTGGATCGACAGCCCGGCGTGGGAAAGTCTGCGCGGTCTGCGTCAGACGCGACCGACCAGCTACCCGGGCATGACCGTCATGTCGGTGAAGATTCGCGGCGGTGATCGGCTCTCTGCGCAAGCGGAAAGTCAGGTTAACGGCGAGGCAACCCGCGTGCTGCCTGTACGCTCGGGCGGGGCTTGGCAGGCTCCTGTAGCAACCCGCGGCATCGTGCCATGGTGCCTCAATGTGCTGAAGTCGCTGGGCTATGAAGACGGCGACATCGACCTTGCCGAGTGGGATCGGCTGGACCCGGTGTTCAACGCCGCTGGCCAGTATTACGACGAGACCATCGACGACAGCAGCACGGCCAAGGATCGCCTCAACGATGCATTGGCGTGCGGCTTTGCCGAGTTAACCATCAAGAATGGCCTGGTCAGCCTGGTGCGTGATGAGCCGCGGGCGATATTTGATATCACCTACGGCCCGAAGACGCAGACCTATAGCCCTCAAAACATGACGAAGAAGCTCAGCATCGCCGGGCCGCTGACCTCGCTCAACGACATCGACGGCGTGGATGTCGAGTATTACTCGAACATCACCTGGGCCTGGGAGACGGTGCCGTGCCGCTGGCCAGGCGATGCCGGCAACAAGGTCGAGAAGGTCAAGCTGCCGGGTGTTGGTGATCGGGATCGAGCGTACCGGTTCGGCATGCGCCGCCGGGGGCACCAGCTGTTCCGCCAAGACACCTACAGCTGGGAAACCGAGCTGGCCGGCATGAACTCGGGCTACCTGAGCTTCTGCGCGGTGGCCAGCGATACCCCTGGGCAATGCCAGAGCGCCGAGCTTGTCAGCGTTACGGCTGTCAGCGGCGGCTTCGTGCTGGAGTCGTCAGAGCCGATCGACTGGTCAGCGCCTGAGATCTACAAAGTCGGCATCAGTCGTGCCGATGGCTCTCTCTCTGGTCCCTACCAGGGGACGCAAATCGACGAATACCACGTCCAGGTCGCCGATCTCGACTTTGTGCCCGGCACCAGCATGAGCGGAAACATGAAGCTGCCTCAGCTGCTGATCGGGCCTGCGTCGAAGTGGGCCTACCCGGTGCTCGTCACGCGCTCCGACCCATCCAACGGCAACGTCGCACTCAAGGGCATGCCCTATGACGCCCGCGTTTACACCTACGACAGCGCCACGGCGCCATAAGGACGGCACATGATCCAATACCCGGAAGGCCTGCCGTATCCGCTGCGCGACGGCTACGACATGAACACGACGGACCCAGCCGCCCACACCCCGTTGGCGAACGGCCAGATCATATCGCGCCGCAGGTTTAGCAATGTCCCGACCTTCCCGTCAGTCACCTGGGAAATGGACGACGGCCAGGCGCAGCTTTTCATGGCCTGGCACCAGTACACCCTGAACGAAGGTGTCGAGTGGTTTGACTGCCCACTCAAGACGCCGATCGGCATTGACACCTATCAAGCCAAATTCAAAGAGATGTACAGCGGGCCAACTCTCGTTGGGATTTCCCGCTGGCGCTTCAGGGCCGTCCTGCAGCTGCTCAAGCGCCCAATCATCGACAAGGACTGGCTGATCTACGCCCCCGAATACGTCCTGTACTCGAACATCGTCGACCTCGCCGCGAATCGCGAGTGGCCGGAGGCATGACCGTGGATGCACAAAAAACCAATTCGCCCATCGGGCTACGCATGCCTGGAGCTAACGCATGACCATATACGCCACGTTCAACCCGATCGGCAGCACTAACCCCAAGGACCTCATCGACAACGCGCAGAACATCGATTACCTGACCCTTGGGCCGCTGCTCAGCTACCCGGATCGGAGAGGCGTCAACCGCCTTTCGTGGGCAGGCATCGAAGCATCGTTTGCAGCGGCGCAGGCTCAGCGGAACGCAGAGCACGCTGCGGATCAGGCGCGACGCGAGTCTGAGTTCGACGCCGATCAAAGCCTGCGCGAAGTTCAATTCAACGCATACCTGGACTCGACAGGATTTGAAAACCCTCCGCTGAATTATGTTGACGGTTCGCCGCTTGTGGTTGCCCGAGTTACGCAGCTTGTGGTTCGTAGCGGAAATTTGTACACGGTTCGTCGTCCGGCTTCGTTTCCCTATACGCTAACCGGAACGTGGGCGACCGACCAGACCCACTTAGTTTTGCGAAACGATCAATCCGTGCGCCAAGACCTTGCAAGCTATACGGACCCTTTGTTGGGCTCATATATGGTTGGGGGGTCATTTCGTGTCGTAAACGTTAAAGACTATGGCGCAGTTGGTGACGGTGTTACCGATGACACCGCTGCTATTCAAGCGGCTTTGAACTCTATTACCAACAGTGCGCTTACCACGCAGCAGCGGTCAGGCGGGGCAACGTTAGTCTTTCCAGTCGGCGTATTTTTGATTTCAAAGCCATTGGTCATGAAGTCGGTAAACACCACCATTCGCGGGGCTTGCTCAGGTGCGTCAATACTTCGCGCAACCACAGGCACGTTCTCTGCTGATGTAGGCTCTTCTTTGCTGGGCCGATGGATGATTATTTGGGACGCCGCTTACACGCTTAGCGGTGACGACCTGTACAACTGCCATATATTCGACATGTCGCTTGACTTCAACAACCGAACTGACGTTAAAGGTATATGGATTGGTGGCGGTCGAAATTCGTCGTCTATTGAACGAATCACGTTCATTCGCTTCTATACACACCTTATCGAACTCGGCAAGTCCGCCCGCGATATTCACTCAATCACTCAAGGATTCCTAGTTAGTAACTGTTCGGCTATATGGGACGGAAACGTTGGGCAACACACAGTAGACCGCGACGGGCTTCTATTTGTTATCTCCGGTGGTAACGAGAACACGTTTTTTAACGTTGACGCAGTATCGGGCGCCGGCGAAACGTCTATCGGGACTGCATTCATGGTTGGGTCAAGTACCTATAACTGTGGCGGGAACAGGTTCATTGCGTGTACTGGTGCCAACCTTAAGGCAGCCCACATAACTGTTGGTAGCGTAACAGGCTTCGTGGTTGGCGAGACTGTAACGACCGGTGACGGCTACAAGGGCGTTATTTCATCGGTTGTAGGATCCGTACTAAAGGTCATTACTCCGACTGACGGCACCTCGAAATACGTTCCCCGCGCATCGGACACCATTGTCGGCGGAACTAGCGGGGCAACCACAACGATTACGTCTGCGGTATTCGGTAAAATTTGGCACCTCGCTAACTCTTGGAGCACCATAATTTCCGACACCAAGGCTATCGAAGCTTCGACCTGTGGTGTTTTCATGGACTACAGCACAGCCGGATTTTGCAACCAGAACGTCGTTCGCGGCGGTCGTTTCTATGCGTTTACCGCGTCGTGTTACGTGGCCTTTGGGCGCTCTCAGTTCAACCGTTGCGAAGCGGACGTGTACACGTCGCCGGTTTCGGTGCTGATAGGTGCGCAGTACGCAGCCACTCATTTCCATACGGTTGGTTCGGCTAACGCAGGACTAATCAAATTTATATCCACCGACCCGACCAACTCTGCGATCGAGTACCTGTCCACCGGTGGTTTGAACGTGCGGAACTCTGCAAACACAGCCGTGTTTGAAGGTAAGAACGGCACAGGCGGCGTCAAGGTTGACGCCTTCCAAACCACTCTGTTCGATGCGGGACGGGTACGGATAACCGACCGAGACGGAAACTTCAGGTTGTCAACTGAGAATGCGCCCTCAGGCGACATTGCGCTGTTTGACAGTACTGGCAATAAGCGGGTTATTGTGAATTCGGACGGCACAGTTACAGTCAACGCCGCATCCGGTAAAAACGTTGTAATCCAGCAAAACGGCGTACACAAGATTGCTGTAGGTGGTTCGGGTTCGATTCATTTGTACGGGCTTACCACCGCAGTTCCTAGTTTCGCAGAAGCGCTGTACAAACTGGCAGACGGTACGGTGAAAATCACTGCGCCGTAACGCATCAACTTAAAAGCCCCTTGCGTAAAGGGGCCAACCCCATTTCGAGGCGACTGCCATGGCTCTTAAACAAACCGTTAACTTTCGCGGAATCAACATACCAGACGCTTACATTAAAATCGGCGTGCTTATGATTCATTCCAGCAACGACCATATTGAATTTTCGACGCAATACATGGCATCTGGCAGTGATACACCGTTTAACAGTAAAACCGTCACATGCAATTACAGCTTGCTAGGGGAAAACCCAATTAAGCAGGCTTACGAATATTTAAAAACTCTTTCCGAATTCGAAGACGCAACCGACTGCTGACCGCTATCTGAACCACAAGCAGCCCGCCACTGAGCGGGCTTTTTCATTCCTGGAGAAAGGCATGCCGATCACCTCGCAGCAACTGCTGCAAATCCTCCCTAACGCCGGCAAGCAGGCTGGCGTTTTTGCCTCAGCGCTCACGCTGTCCATGGACAAATACCAGATCAACACCCGCCTGCGCATGGCCGCCTTCATTGCCCAGGTCGGTCATGAGTCCGGCCAGTTCCGCTACGTGCGCGAGCTGGGCGGCGACCAGTACCTGAGCAAGTACGACACCGGGCCGCTGGCTGCACGCTTGGGCAACACGCCAGAGGCTGACGGCGACGGGCAAAAATACCGTGGCCGTGGATTGATTCAAATAACAGGCCGCGACAACTACCTAGCATGCAGCAAGGCCCTGTTCGGCGATGACCGCCTGCTGCGCACGCCCGAGCTACTTGAGCAGGCCGAATGGGCGTGCAAGTCGGCGGCCTGGTTCTGGAATTCTCGCAACCTGAACGCACTGGCTGACAAGGGTGACTTCCAAGGGATCACCCGTCGAGTCAATGGCGGGCTGAATGGCCTGGCAGAGCGCGAGGCCTTCTATAAGGCAGCGCTAAAGGTGCTGGCCTGATCGGTTGCGGGCATTCGGTCATGGCTTTTCCTTCTCGAGCAAGTACGCCGGAAGGGTCAGAGGCCAGAGCGCGCCCGCCACAACGGCCAATAGCAACATCGCAGGCACTGCTAGTGCGCAGATTACAGGACTGAAGCGCCCTAGCATCTCGACAGGTACGCGCTCCTTATCGGCGAACTCGCGCATCCATTGTGGAAGCTCACGACCGATGAAGAACACGAACAGGATCGTCGTAGCGATTGCGCCGGCCAGGTACAGCGACCATAGGCTCATGACTTCACCTGCTTGCGGTATCCCATGTCGAGCATCTCGCTGACGATCTTCAGGCGGAACTGCCATTGCTCTTCCGTCTCTCCATCCGTCCAGCCTTCGCCAGTCATGGTGTTGAGCGCGTAATCCCTTGCCTTCTCCCGTTCGGCGCCTGCGATCTGCTCGGGCGTGCGGATTGGACGGAAGCATGCAGGTCGCGCCTGCTCAACTTGAACTCGGCCAATGTCTGGATTGGTTGCCATGAATGTAAACGCAACCAGCGGGAAAGTACCATCGCTGAAATGAGCGATTACCGTTACCTCGGCGCCTTCTTTTAGGTCTGGATGCCATGGATCGCAAGAGCAAGCCGTGCCTCCGGCGAACTCACAAACCGTACCAACAGGCGGAATGCCTTTACCATCCCACTAAATCCGCGCTACGTTTTGCGATTCGTCGTTTTGTGGCGCTTGATTCGTACTCATCGACCTTTCCCCCTCCATAACGATATCGGACATGCGGCCCGGGCGCTGGATCACTTTGTAGACTTCGGTGCCGCGCGGATCTGCTGCAAGCCCTTCGAGAACCTGAGCGACATATTTGCGCTGCAAGCTTACAGTTTCGCCGCGCTCGAGCATGGCGCGTATTTCAGTAATTGTTGCCATCACTCAATCCCCCGCCTTCGTGACTTTGCCGATATAGGCTGCCGCCCGAACTTCTGCGACCAGTTGTTCCTGCTTGTCGAACTTCGACTTCTTATAGTCGGGCGGCACCGAAATGCATTCGCCATCCGACAGGGTTACGGTTACATGCTCGCTGTGCGGACGGATCGCGATTTTCGATATCTGGCTTGCGGCAACATACAGTTCATCAGTCAATTTGATCATTCTTCACCTCAAAATGGTATTTGGCAGTGGTGCTTGAAGATGCAGCCTGCCTCGCCGCAGTCGTCGCATGGCCAATCGGATGGCGCGACGTGCTTTTCTGGCTCGTGCGTCATGCTCATCCAGTCGGGTTTCTCGAAGGAGACTTCGGTTAGTTCCCAGGAGGGGCGGAAAAGAACATTCCCGCACTCGTCACTTTCGCCCTGGTCGTAGCAGGCGTAGTAGACGTATTCGCCGGGGCCGCTGCTGAATTCGTGCTCGCCCTTCAATTCCTCTTCAATCTCGGCCAAGGCATCCACGGTCACTTCGCCGTTTACGGCACAGATGAACGGCTCGTCGTCGTCGCCTGCGTTCCAAACCTTGACCACCAAATCCTTTCTGGCTCTGAAAAGACTCATCCCATCACCCTCTCTGTTTTTTCCATCCGGGGGATTTAAACCCCCGGTCGGTCGTTGTATTACGTGGCCTGTAGCGGTGTGGTAGCTGAAAAGCCGCTGAAACCGATTTTATGCGTGACCAATAGTCCCTTTCTAGTCACCCGTTTTGAATTCTCACATAATTCAGGATAAAATGTGAGACATGAAAACTCATCGCACCTACAAATACCGTTTTTATCCTACGCAAGAGCAAGTTCAGCTCTTGGCGCAGACGTTCGGTTGCGTGCGTTTTGTCTATAACTCTGTTCTTCGCTGGAGAATCGATGCGTTCTACCAGGAGCAGGTTAAGGTAGGTTACGTCGCGGCAAGCGCTAGGCTCACCGCGATAAAGAAAGACCCGGAACTGGCATTTCTTAACGACGTGTCTTCCGTTCCTTTGCAGCAATCTCTTCGGCACCAGCAGACCGCCTTCAAGAACTTCTTTGAGGGGCGATCGGCCTATCCGGCATTCAAGAAAAAAAACGGCAGTCAATCAGCCGAATTCACTCGCTCCGGATTCCAGTACCGGGACGGCCAGCTGTATCTGGCAAAGAGCAAATCACCACTTCCGATCCGCTGGAGTCGTGAGCTTCCCAGCGATCCATCCACTGTAACCATTTCTAAGGACTTCGCCGGACGCTACTTTGTGATGTGCCGGTGCGAGTTTGAGGCCGAGGCGCTACCCGTCACGCCGAAAATGGTGGGCATCGACCTTGGGTTGAAAGACCTTTTCGTCACTGATCAGGGCGAGAGAATCAGAAATCCTCGTCATACTGCTAAATACGCCGAAAGACTGGCCTTGTTGCAGCGCCGCCTGAGCAAGAAAAAGCTCGGATCGGCTAACCGCGCCAAGGCAAAACTCAAGGTCGCGCGCATTCACGCGAAAATCTCCGATTGCCGATCTGACGGCTTACACAAGCTGTCTCGCAGACTGATTAACGATAACCAAGTTGTCTGCGTCGAATCGCTGAAAGTGAAGCACATGGTCCGCAACCCAAAACTGAGCAAGTCAATTTCCGATGCTGGTTGGGGCGAATTTGTGCGCCTGCTTGGGTATAAGGGCGAATGGGCTGGCCGGAAAATTGTAAGCATCGATCAATGGTTCCCCAGCTCTAAACGATGCTCATGCTGTGGGTACACCCTCAAAACCCTTCCGCTGCAAGTTCGTTATTGGACCTGCTCCGAGTGCAATACGGAGCATGATCGTGACGTAAACGCGGCGATCAATATAAAAGCCGCCGGGCTGGCGGTGTTAGCCCTTGGAGAGCGTGTTAGCCCTGTGTCGTCAGTCGACACAGGCATTGCTCCGTGAATTGGGAATCCCTTCCTTTGGGCGGGGAGCTGTCAACACTCACCCCTTCGTTTCAATGGCGATTTGCACCGATTTTTCAGACCGTCCAAACATCGCCGCCGCCTTATCCCCCGACGAGTCGCCATCGGTTGGAATCCAGCGCCCGTATACCCGAGCAATCATTAACCATGAAGCGTGCCCCATCTGCTTGGCTACCCACATCGGATGCTCGCCAGCTGACAGCATCATCGACGCATACGTGTGCCGGGTCTGGTACGGGTTCCGGTAGCGCACGCCTGCCCGGCGGATGGTTGGCGTCCAGAATGACTTGCGCAGCTCCTGGTCGCCGTTGAATGCTCGGTTGTGCCTCGGGTCGTGGAAAACGGCTTTCCCCTCGATGTAGGTGTGCTCGCGCTGGGCCTTCAGCGCCTCGAACGACATGGGCAGCAGGCGCACACTACGCACCCCAGCCGCTGTCTTCGGCGTCTCTGCTTCGCTGGCCGCTGCCGTCAGCCCCCGCGACACCCTCACTTCCCCGCGATGCCAATCAATGTCGCCCCACTCCAGCGCGACCAGCTCGCTCGTCCTGAGCCCAGTCCAGAAGGCGAACTGCAACAGGTTCCGATACTGACCCGTCGCCGCCGCCAGAATGGCCCGCTGCTCGTCCGGCGAGAAAGGATCGATCTCGTCCTCGGTGCGCGGCTTTCCCTTCACTGAATACGTCCAGCCGGCCAATGGGTTCGATTCGATCAGCTCGTCGTCCACGGCATCGCTCAGGGCCGAGCGCAGGCAGCTTTGCACGTTGGCCAGTCGCTTGTTGGTCGCCGACATTCCGGCCATGGCTGCCTTGACCTCTTTGCGTGTGACCGATGCCAGCGCCAGGCTGCCAAGCGCCGGGGCCAGCACCCCCGCAACGATCTTGCGGTAGCCGTCCAGCGTGGACGCCTTCAAAATGCCAGCCTTGCGCTCAAGCCATTCGTCCAGGTACTGGCCCAGCGGCACCTGTCCGGACTGGCCGACAGCCGACGCCGCCCGCTTCGACCGGGGAAACGCCTCGGCATAGTCAAACTCGCCCCGGTGAATCGCCAGATCAATCGACGCCTTCTGCTGCTGCGCCCGCTTTAGGTTGGCCGGCGTAGGCTCCAGCGGCAAGCGCTCCCGGCACTGCTTGCCCTCGACCATAAAGCTGATCTCGATACTGCTTTTCGATGCCGCACGCACCCCGCGCTTCGCAGCCATACGCCACCCCTGACGGTTAGTTGTTTGGTCGACAGTTTAGACCGGTGCCGCCGGTTTAATCCCAATCGAAAGTGAGTGGTTGTCGTGCCGCCGGCAGGGTTTCGAGTGTGGACAGGTTCAACAAGGTGAAATGCCCGCGATCCGGCATCCAGCCACCGGTGTCGATGTGATGCACGTTGCCCAGCACCATTGGCATCGCCAGCGGGGTGTGCCCGACCACTACGGCACGCACGCCGGCCACCGGTGTCATGTCCCGGTTTTCGACCCGTGAGCGCGACCACATGCAGGTGTTTTGCACCAGACGCAGCCGCTTGTTACTTTCCGGGTTCTCGAGTTCTTCCTTCATTGCATCCCAGTCGCTGAACACGCAGTCAGCATGTACGATCCCGACAAGTCCGCCCGGCGTCTCGACCTCGATGGCGATCGGAAGCTCGTTGAACTGCACCTGAAACTCTCGCTGCTCATCGAAGTTCATGCCGGCAAACCACGACCCGCCGTTGTAGACCCAGTTGTCCACGTCGCAGGTATCGAAGCGGACGACGTAATCGTCATGATTGCCGCGCACCGGGTGAAACCACGGCCTATTCAGCCAGTCGAGCACGTCACGGCACTCAGGCCCGCGGTCGACCAGATCGCCGACGCTGAACAGGCGGTCAACGGCAGGATCGAAGCCTGCAACATCAAGCGTGGCCTGTAGTCGGGTGAAGTGGCCGTGAATGTCACCTACGGCAAAATCCCGCCCAGCAGTGTTTGCGGCGAAGCGCTTCACGCGCGACACCTCGATATTCTCGATCATGGGGAGTCCTCCGCCCGCCGGGTGCGACGGGCGTGTGAGTTTGGTAGGGGTTAGGCTTCGGTGATCGGAGCGGGAATGGCCTGGGCCTTCCAGTCAGGGTCGAGCGTCCAGGCTTTGCAGGGTGGCTCGGTCTTGCTCTTGTACCCGCCCAGCCAGTAATAGCCGCTGTGCTTCGAGGTGCCGCAGACCCGGCAGGAGTGAAAGCGACCAAAGCCGCCTCCAGAGTACGGGTCGTAGATGTGATCGCTCATATCAGGCCTCCGCAGTCTTCGAGCAGGTCGTCATGGTCCCGCTTCAGCCGGTCGCGCTCACTGGTCAGCGCCTCAACCTTGCGATGGATGTACCGGGCGATTGTCTCGCCTGGGCGCATGTCGGCGGCTGGTGTGCCTCGCAGGACGGCTTCCCATTCGTGGACGGTCAGTTGTTCGGTCATGGCGTCACCTCGCGATTGCCGAAGCGCTCCAGCAGTTCCAGCTCAAGCTGATCAGCAAGGCTGTCGTAGTCGCTGAGGCGAACAGTCCTCATGCGCTTATTGATGTCATCGAAGCCGCTCGGCACGCCGCGTTCGGCCCACCAGTTGCGAGCAAAGCGGAAAACATCCGTTGCCGCATCGGTCATGAACTCGTAGGAATTGCTCTGGCCGTCGCGCCACTTCAGGCCGTGGCTGCCAATCAAGGCTTTCAGGCGTCGTGCGAGCTGACCATTGCTCAGTGGGAGGCCAAGATTTCCCCGGCTGATCATGCTCTGGTATTGGGCGAAGTGGCGGTCTTGCTCGCTATCGTTTTTGAGACCCTTGCCGCCGCCGATGTAGTTGTCGATCACGCCTTTGGCGGTTCGCTTGATCTGAGCCAGCCAGATCGCCTTGAGGATTTCTGCGTCGGTTACTTTCATGGCTTCACCTTCTCGAAGTGGAAGATCACCGCAGCACCGGTTTCGGCGACCAGGCCGTAAGCCTTGGCGATCCTGTAGATTGGCGTGTAGCTGTTCAGGCTGTTGATATGGCCTGCCAGCCACTGTCGCCAGCCTTCCAGCGTCTGCCGACCCTTGCTGATATTGCAGGGCGCGCACGCGGGCATCATGTTGCCGATGTCGTGGTTTTCTGGATGGTCGGCCTCTTTCCCTTCCTGTCGAATCACCGGCTCCAGATGATCCGCGTGCCAACGATCCCCAAGAATCACACCGCAATAGGCGCAGCAGCCTTCGTACTTCAGTCGAACCTGTTCGCGCTCAGCCTTCTTCAGTCTCATGCCTTCACACTCCAAACGCTGCCGTCTACCAGGTCACCGCGGCGAACAAACTTCGCCCCGCCCGTCAGATGATGCAGGATCGCGAACTCGGCAGAAGTGCGAGCCAGCGAGTAGGTGCGCCCGGTCGGGCGGTGGGTGTAGATCGTTTCCATGCGGGTTACTCCTGGGTCACTGGCTGAGGATGTCGAGCTGGGCTTTGGCGCATTCGTCCGGGCCGTGCGGCAGGCGGGTTGGCTCGATTACTTGGTACTCACCGTCATCACTGTGATGACCGGATTCACGTCTAGACTCGTTGTCGAACCTGTCGCGCCACGTTTCTGTAACTTCGAAATTGTGGCGCGGCGGCTTCAGGAACTCGACCAGGTCGGCGTCAGTCATGGCGTCCATCTTCATGATGGCCAGCTGCAGAACCTCGCTGATTTCTTCGGTGCCTGATCGCGTTCGGATTCGGTCCATCGCCTGATGAATGCCGGGTCGGACCTTGTGTCGCAATTCACGCTCTCCGACCTTTTCCCGCTTCTCTGCGGCCTTCGCTGACCGCTGCTGCGTATTCTTCGCCATGTTATGCCGCCTTCCTTTGGTTCCATGCCCCGGCGGCCTCGAACAGCTGAGCCGCCTGCTTTTCTTCCAGTGATGTTTCGTAGGGAATCGCAATCCAGCCGCTCGCGGCCAGGTGCTGGGCGTTGCAGGAGTCGCGCAGCTCGATATAGAAGTGCTCGATCACGTCCGATATGTTGGCCGCCAGATGCACGCCTACTGGCGAGACCTCTACTGACTTGCAGTATTCTGCGCCAGCCTGGTCGATACACATGCAACTGATATAAATCGTCCATCGGTGCGCTATTTCAAAGATGGCACTACCGATTTTATGGCTGACAATTCGCCGGGAGTTGACCGAGTTGAACAGCGACTGCTTGCCGCTCGGGTCGATGTTCACGATGCAAGTGTGATTGGTCCGGAGCAGTGCCCGGCAGGAACGCTCGACCCGGGCCCGCATGTTGTTCGGCTTGCGCTTTTTCATTCGATAACCCGCTCGCTGGCAGTTGGTGCTGGGCAAGGCGCGCACGCTGGCGCGCCCCTGATCGGAGTCGCATTACTTGCGCGTCCCTTTGAATCGAATCTGGTAGGTGTCGACCAGTCGCGTCATCTTGTGCCAGCCGATTTTCAGGTGGGCGCCGGCTTGGCGCTTCGATACCCCGATCTCAGCCATCGCGCGAAGCCGCTCGACCAGCTTCGCGTCATCTTCCGGGTCGATGATGTAGACGCCCTTCTTCCCCGAGGCGCGCCCGGCGCCTGACTTGAGGTTGATCCCGAACTGCTTGCAGATCTTCGTCACGCGGTCTTGAGAAATGCCAAGGTGCTTGGCCAGGTCCAACTTGATCATCGTCACGCTCAGCGTTCGGATCTGATCGGCCATCTGTCGCAGCTCGATCTCTTCCTGCGTCAGCTGAGGCTCGATGCGCGGTGGGAGCGGTTTGAATTCGAAGGTTTGCAGTACGTCGATCTTGCCGCCCGAGCGTAGGAACGCCTCTTGTGCAGCGGCCAGTGAGGATCGGTCCATCAATCGAAGGTCGTTGTATTGGTTCATTTGGCACCCAAAAGAAAGGGCGCTCAATTGGCGCCCTTTGTCGGTTACTTGGTCGGTTATTTGGTCAGCGCCTTGCGCAGGTACGGGTCAACGTCGGGTTGGCCGAGCAACCATCGTTTGTAGTCGGCCGGGATGTCGGCGATTTTCGATCCATTGTGTTTGCCGAAACGGATCACGGTCGGGATGCGCGCCTCTTCGGAGATCTCCCAAAGCTGCTCGAAGCTTGACACCGCCACCCCGTTACGCAGGTTCAGCTCCATCAGAATGCTGATCAGCAGCCGGCGGCAGTTGTGAACGTCGTCGAGTGCGGCGTGAGCGTTCTGCAGCAGTTCGCGAGCCTGGGCCCGGTAGTGCAGGTAGATCATCGCCGACTGGCTGTGCGAGTCAGCATCCGGCCAGAGCATGCGGCTCAGCGCCTGGGTGCAGATCCGCTTCACATCCGGCTGACCGATCACGCCCCAGTCATAGTCGACGTTGTGGCCGATGATGTAGGTGGTGCCGGCAGGCAGCGCGAAGTCGGTGTGCGTCGGGCAATCGACCAGTTCTTCGTCGAGAATATGGCTGGTTGCCAGCGCGCCCAGCTCGATCGGCTTCGACGGCTTGTAGCGCTGCAGGAATTCTTCGACGACTTGCAGGGTCTGGATGTCGGCGAGTTTGAGATAGGCGCCTTCGACCATCTGTGGGTCTTTCAGGCCGGTAGTCTCACTGTCAAAAATTATTGCATTCATTGGTTGCCCCTGATTTCACTTTGGTTTGGAGTCCGCCAGGCGATGGCCCGGCGGGTTATTGCTATACGGCGCGACGATCAATCAAATGGGATGTCATCCCAGTCAGCTGGCGGTTCGTTGCCAGCGCCGCCCTGATGACTCGGCGACTGCGATTGACTCGGCTGATTGCGCAGCTTGCGAACCGGGTTCTTCGCAATGAACGCCATGAATCCGCCCAGGGCTGCTGCCTTGTTCTGCTTGGAGAGGATCTCGGCAGCCATCAGTTCGGTGCCGAACTCGAACGGGGCGGCAATAATCATCCGCTCGCCAATATCGCCGTTCTGCTTCTGGTATTCCTCCTGCTGGAGAACAAGGCCGATTTTCTTGCCCTTCAGCTCAATGGCACACTCTTTCTGCTTGGTCACCATGCCCTGCTGGTCGAAGTCGTAAAGCTCTACCGGCTCTTCTTTCCAGTTCAGTGCCTTGACCTTGGCGCAGGTCATCAAAGCGTTGAGCTGCTTGTATCCGGCCAGCGGTGCGCCGCTACCGTTGTGGGTGTACAGGTTCAGCGGCCCGACCTCCTGGCCGTTGTCGGCAATGAACATCACGTTCACGCTTTCGGTGCCTTTCGGGTTCTTCTCGTAGAAGGCTGCGGTAACGGTGCCCATGTACTTGCCGGTTTCCGTGATGCGCTTG